GTCTTCCCTGATACTGCCAAGGGGGTACCCCCCTGGTTCACTCATACTGATTGGACATGGCTGCTAACGGCCATTTCTCGTCGGCGCCGACGTCGAGCACGAGCACGTCGAGCACGAGCCGACGAGCCCTAGCCCTAGTGGAACGGTGCCTAGCTGCAGCGTTAGCCTTAAGCCCTGCAGGGCACGAGCCGAAGGGGGGAAAGCGAGGCAGTCCGGGTGAAGCGAAAGCGCATCCGAGTGAACGGTCCGGGCGCCAGTAACAGCGGCCGAAGGATATGCAGGGTCAGGTTTATGGGACTGAACCCTGTCAGAAACTCGGCGAACTCGGCCCCGGACTGCCTCGCACCGTTCCTTCCCCTTCAAGGAGACTTCCCCATGAGCACGTACTTTCTGGCCACGACCGACGGCACCCGGTTCACCTTCCCGGCGGCCGACGAGCACGAAGCCCTGCTACTGGCCCGACGAGCCCTTAGGGCGACCGGTAAAGCCCTGCAGTACCTTCGGGCCTATGACGGCACCACGAGCCGCACCCTTCCCTTCTAGCCCTACCTACCGGATCAAGGAGACCTTCCCAGTGGCACACATCCCCGCTACGGCCGACTACCTCGAAGAGATCACGATGTGCCTTGACGGGCTCGTCGAGCTGCAGGCTTTGTCCGCTTCCCAGGCAAACACTCTGTACGCAAGCATCACGGTCACGATCAAACACAACGTCGAGCCGCCGAAGCCGCCGCGCTAGCCCTACCGAGCCCTAACCCTTCCCGAGCCCTGCAGCCCTAGCTGCAGGGCTTTCGGGGTGCCAGAGACCTTCCCTTCAGTCAAGGAGACTTCCCGATGTCAGAACTCATGAACGAGCCCGAAGCGGGTACCGAGCTTCACCCCTTCAACGTGCTCGACCTTCCCAGCGTGCTCGACCGGGTGCGCGGGCCGATCAAGCTGCAGCTCGGTGACGACGTGCTCGACATCGTCAAGGGCTGGCGCCGGTGGGGCGGCTCGTCGGTCGACGTGCTGTTGACCGACGACCGCACGATGAGCCTCGACGGCTCGGTGATGGTCGAGTTCATCGGCCCGGTCGACGTGCTCGACGCGGCCCTGAACCCGGTCCGACCGGATTCCCGTCGACATCGAGCTTCGCCGGCCGGCGTTGACATCGCCGAGCGCAACGACCCTTCAGGCAGGCATGGAACCCATTGCCTCGCTCAGGATGATCGCCCGCTGGTCCGACGAAGCCGTCAAGGCGTACGAAGCCGGCGACGAGCACCACGTCGTCATCTGCTACGCCCTCATGTTCGGCGCCATCGTCCACGCACACCCCGACGTCCTGCACCTCATCAAGCGTGGGCTGGACAGGGGTCAACGCCGGGACCTGTAGTCCCAACATGGTGAAGGTCCCGACGGCCGGCGCGTGGTCCAACCGCCGGGACCCCCTTACCGCTCCCGACCCGACGCATGGGATGCCAAGTTGGGAGCAGGACCCCCGCCAGCGTCGGGCGGGATCTTAGGCGGGCCGTCATGGCCTGTACGGGGATGTCGGACCCCGTTGCCCACACGCAACCCCCGGCGTCGCCCTACGGGCTCTACAGCGCCCGTGGCGGGCTCCTGGCGAAGTGGTACCTGGGGGGTGCCTCCGGGGGGTCGAGCTAGGGGGATCTCCCCCAGGGTCCTCCCCCACCAGGTGGGGATCTCCCCCCACCCCGTACGCCAAGCGGCCCCCGGGGGAAGGACCGGGGGCCGTCTCGGGTGTCCGTACCAGCCGGCTCCTGCCAGCACCGCGATCCTACCTACCGCTCACACCCACGGGTAGCGGTGGAGGATCTCCTGCTCTTCGGGCGACAGGCTCGACACCTCGATGGCGTCGGGCGACGCGGCCGGGGGGTTCATCGGCTTCTGCGGGCAGATGAACCCGACCCGCTTGAGCAGGGTGACCTCCGGCGGGGACGACATGCCCAACCGGTGGGGTTTGCCGTCCTTGAGCACGAGCGTGAACTGCCCGCCGGGCTCGGAGAACAACGCGGTCGGCGTCGAGTGGGTCGCGAACTTGGAGGCCAGCGCGTTCGACAGGATCGTCCGCATCTGGTTCCAATCGTCGTCGGTCATCTCATCCTCATTTCCGGGCGTGTGATGCAGCAGGGGCGCCCTGTCCAGATAGCCGGTCGGATCTATGCGGGTCCCGTTCTCCCACAGCTCAAGGTGGGCGTGGGAACCGGTCGAGCTGCCGGTCGAGTCGATGTAGGCGATGGTCGTGCCGGCGGCGACCCACGTGCCCGAGCCGACGGCGAAGCTGTCGTGGTGAAAGCTCTTGAAGCGGTCGCCCCCGCTGTCGACCCACAGCCAGTTCCCGGCGCCGCTCTCGTACCCGGTCGTGACCAAGCCGTCGAACGGGGCGATGAGCGGGACACCCCACGGCGCGCCGTAGTCGACACCGCCGTGATAGGAGCCTTGCGCCCCGGTGATCGGATCGGTCCGATACCCGTAGCCCGATGTCTTGGGATAGCTCTCCAAGAGCGGGAAGTAGGTCAGCTCTCGCATGAGCGGCTCCGTTGGTTCAGGACGGCCGGCACGTCCAATGTAGGCCCGTCTGCCCGACGAGCATGGGCTCATCGCATGCGCCGCACTTGGGGGCCGACCGGGCACGCTGTTGGGCTTGGCGCTCAGCGGCCCGGATCTCTTTCCACGGCCAGTCGGCGACGGGTTTCTCGCCGATGAGTTCGGCGCCCTCCCGGGGCACCAGTGGCTCGTCCCGGGGGTTGGGTTGGACGGGTTCGCCCCGGTCCTGGTCGGCCATCACGAACCCGCAGCAGAGCCCGCAGTAGGACCGGCCCCAATGCGCCAGCACGAGCGGCCGGGTCGTGGTCCGGGGGCAATCGCAGCGGGCGCAGCGGGCGACGGGTCCACGCATGACCGTCACGGTATGTCCCCAGCCTTATCCACATCTGAAGCCTTCACGAGCAGGGCGGTCTGGCCGATAGACCGGCATGACCGAACATCCGTTGCCCCCACCCCCTGCCCGCTCCCCCAAACCCGCCGACCCGCCCTGGCGTAGCCCGTTCGCCGTCGGGGCGGCCATCGTCGTCTTCGTCGGCTGGTCCGTCTTCATGGTCGCCGTCGGGGCGGCCACCAACCCGGCCCCGACCCCGACCACCGAGATGGCCAAGGCGGCCAGCCCCGCCCCCACCTACGCCAGCCCCGTGCCGACCACCACCACGACCACGCCGCCGACCACGCAGGCCCCGGCGCCCACCACCACCGCCCCGGCGGCCATCAAGGACGGCACCTACCGGGTGGGCGTCGACATCGAGCCCGGCACCTACCGGTCGACCTCGACGGCGAGCTGCTACTGGGCTCGCCTGCGCGACTTCACCGGCACCGGCAACGACGTGATCGCCAACGAGTTCGTCATGTCCGGCCTGGCCGTGGTGACCATCCAGCCCGGCGACGTCGGCTTCAAGTCGCAGAAGTGCGGCCGGTGGGAGCGCATCGGCTGACCTCTCCGTGGGCAACGGCTGAAGAGCCGGGCGGGGGTTTCCCCGTCCGGCCTTCGGCGCGTCTACAGGTCGAACATCTCCATGAGCTTGGCCCGGGGAACGATGATGCGTCGACCGATCCTGACGGCGGGGATCGTGCCGTCCCGTGTCCCCTGGTAGGCCGCCGAACGGGAGATGCCCAGCATCTCGGCGACCTCGTCCACGGTGAGGGTGAGCGAGTCGGCGGCGGGCCGGGACTGGCCGGGGCGGTGCACGTTCAGCCTGATGGCCACCTGGGCACCGTCCACGCTGGCGATGTGGTTGCGGGCGAGCCGGGCGAGCGCCGAGCGGAGCTTGCCGGGGGCTACACCGATCTCAGCCGCCAGGCCGTTGACCTCGTAGGTGGTGGCTTCGTCCTCCGATCTCATGTCGCCGGCCAGCAGATGGGCCAGCAGTACGGCCGTAGGGCCGAGCACGGGCGCCCATGCCCTCAGGAACTCGTCGGTATCCGTCCCGACCGGGCCGGTCAGGTTCGGGTGGGCACTCACGGTCACGTGGGAAGTCTCCATGGACGCCACGCTAGGTGAAGAACCACACCCGTTCCGCCATCTGGTGCTCCGGCTGGAAGGCGGCCAGCACCTGCGGGGGGACCGGCCCCCGGTAGCGGCGGCGGATGGCGAGCACCTCGATGTGATGGTCGTCCTGGGCGTAGAAGGTCGGCACCTGACGGCCGAAGACGAACAGGTCGATGACGCCCTCATCGACCAGGGCGCCGTAGAGGGCGCGGTAGTCCGTGCCGTTGATCCCGTCGCCGGATGCCCGGTCGAGCCAGGCTTCGGCCTCGGGGTCCTGGCGCAGCCCTCGCATCCACCACGCTTCGGCCGTCAGCACGTACCGCTCAGCCATCCTCACGTCTCCGGCGTCGGCGACGGGCTACGCCCCGCATCAGGACCAACACGTCGTGCAGGTCGTCGGTGCGACCGAACACGAACGTGACGCCCAGCGCCCCGACCACGTACCAGCCGTCGTAGATGACGGCCACCGAGGTGAGCAGGCAGACCAGGCCGAAGGCTTGGAGGGCGAGGACCGGGATGGTGCGGTCGAGTAGCCCGTGTTCGTCCTCAGTCACCGGCCTCCCCCATCTGGTCGACCAGCACCTTGACACGGCCCGACCCGTTGGGCGACGCGATCTGCCCGGAGCCATGGGCCAGGCCCCGGCCGGCGGTGGGGGTGACGACATCGGGGAACGGGTACACGTCGCCGTTGAGGTCGAGCATCTGCGGGAACGCTTCCCGGCGATCCTGCCGGCGCCACGACAGGTACTTGACCTCGCGGCCGAGGACCCACAGGTTCCACGCCTTGACCATGACGCCCAGCTCGATGACCCGGTCGGAGACCTGGCCGGGCCGGCTGGCCGAGGTCATCGTCCGGTCCCGCACCTTCTTGATCGGGTCGTTGGGGTCCAAGTTGGCGCCCAACTCCATGGCGTCGCCCCACGCTCGGGCGGCGACGGCGTCAATGGTGTTCATGCGGGCGATGAGGGCGAAGAACACGCCGGGCCGGCCGGCCTTGAGCGCCCGCTTCCACCGCATGGCCTCCACCGCGTGCTCTTCGCAGAACGGATGGTCGGCGAACCAGGCGTTGAGCTGCGCCACGGTCGGGCTCGTATACATGCCCATGCCGTTGAGGTCGTGGTCCCATTTCCAACTGAGGGTCACGCCGGCCTGCATGGTGATGGCGTTGTGCACGCCCCGGCCCTTGAGCTGGTCGGACCAGGAGCGTTTAGAGCCGGTGTCGGTGGCCTGCACGGCGGTCTCCGACGCGCCCAAGACGACGTTGGCCACGATGGTCACCCCGGTGGCGACGACGGCCGTCAGTCGGTGCTGGCCGTCACGGAGCCAGCCGTAGCGGTCGAACAGGATCGAGCCGGCTTCCATCGACCAGTTGCCGTCGGCCAGGTCGGCCTTGCGCTGGTTGAGGGCGACCTGACGGATCGACCGGGGGTTGAGCATGTGTTCCATGAGCTGAGCGGCGAGGGCGGGGGTGATGGTGAAGAACCCGACCGTCGGGTTCGGGTACTGGACGGTCTCCCGGGCGGGGTCGACCTTGAGCTTGAGCGGGGGATAGCTGGTGGACATCGGGGGTTCTCCTTAGTTGCCGGGTAGGGGTGGTTCGTTGAAGGCGGCGACCCATGGGGGTACGCCAGGATCGTCGCCGTCGTGGCGGCCCGAGCCGAGCGAGACGCCCATCTGTTGGCGGACCACGCGCCAGTCGGAGCCTTCGGCGTCGGCGAGGTGGTCGGCCAGCATCTCGATGGTGTCCTGGGCTGGACCCCGGGCGTTGCGCATCTGCTGCAGGGCGCTGAGCAGCTCTGCGGGGGACGGGTTGGTCTTGAGCAACTGCTCGGTGAGCATCTGCATGGCCCGGCCGTGCTCGCCGAGCGTGCGGGCCGTGGTCTTGAACAAACGGGTGATGTCTTCAGGTTCGAGGGGCTTCACGGTTAGTGGTCCTCCATTTCAGGGGGGTCGTCGGACCGTTCTTAGACACATTGAGGCATAACCAACAGAGCCGGACCCCTAACCAAACACGCGTTCTCTACTGTTGGTTATGACCCTTTGTGTATAAGAAGTCTCAGGTGCGGACCAGGGGGTTCACCTCGTAGATGGGGCCACGGGGTCGACCACCCTTTGTGCCCGGTTCGGGGGGCGGGACCCGACGGAGATGGCCTGATCCTTCAAGAAGCTCTAAGACCGGCTTCAGGTCTTCGACGGTGGGCATCCGGTGGCGGCACGCCTGCTGCACCTGGCGACGGGAGAACACGCTCACGTCGTTGTCCCGAGCCCACTTGATGACAGCCCTGGCGTTCTCGTGCACCGGGCCGTCGTTCATCGTCTGGAAAGCGTGCAGGGCGTGGATGCAGAGGTAGTCGCCGATCTTGACGGCGTCGTCCACCATGGTGGCGTCGACCGACCCGCGGATGTTGCCCTGCATGTGGGTGGCCAGGTGCAACAGGCCGGCGATGCGGGCGACGTGGCCCACGATCTTGCCGGCCCAGTCCCCGATGTGGGCCAGGTCCCCGCCCGGGTCGCGCAGGCGGGGCTCGATGCTGTCCTGGTAGCGGGTCAGCGCCGCCTTGGCCGCCGGGGTGAACACCAGCGGCAACGGGTCGGTCCACTCGGCCAGGGTGGCCACCAGCGCCCGCAGGTTCGTGGTGAACAGCGCCTCCACCTCGGCCGGCACCGGCTCGGGATCGGAGCGCCGGTAGCCGACGTTCGACGGGGGCACGCTCCACAGGAACCGGCCCAGCAGTCCCCGGCCCCGGGCGCCCTCGATGGTGAACAGTTGGGAGAGCACCACGGGCTGGACGGTGAGCCCGAGCGTGAGAGCCGGCTTCTTGATGATCTCCGGGTCACGGCCCTTGCGGTCGACCCTGATTGGCGAGCCCACGTGCGCCTTCAGGTACACGCCCAGGTTCGCCCCCTTGGAGTACCGGCCCGCCATCATCGAGAACACATCCCCCTCATCGGAGAACATGGCGATCCGTCCGCCCTGCTCGGCCATCAGCGACGTGAGGGCTTCGGGGGTGGCGTCGTCCACCAGCAGGCGGGGCATGGTGGGCACGGTGATCGACTCGGCCTCCATCGCCTTGACCGCGGCGTAGTGGGCGGCCCCGGCCCGGGCGTCGGTGCCGGCCTTCTCGGCTTCGATCTGCGCCTTGACGGCGTCGGCCTTGGCGATAGCCAGGCGGATCTTCGCTTCGTGGACCTCCGCGGTGGCCTCCACGATGGCGTCGTGCTCATAGGCCATGAGCGGGGCGGTGACCCGCATGAAGACCGGCGTCTTGCGTGACCCCGGGGCCATGGCGGTGGCGGTGTAGAGGTTGAGCTTCTCGTCGTAGCCCGGCTTGACCTGCACGAAGGCCCGACCCCCCGCCGCGGCCGACAGGGCGGTGAGCGCCAACATGGCCGGCAGGTCGACCGGTACCTGCACGGCCTCGGCCAGGGCCACCACGTAGGCGTTGAGCCACGGGGGCAGGCGATGGGCGGGGAACACCGGGGGTTTGCCGGTCTGGCCCAACGGGACCGGCGCTTCCCACTCGTCGGCCCGCACCTTCACCGGCTCCGGCTCATCGAAGGGGCGCACGTCATCGAGCGTGCGGCCCATGCCGAGGTGCTGGGCGATGTCCTTGGCGCCATCGACCGGCAGGACCGCCTTGACGCTGGCGGCCACCACCTCTAGGTGGCGGATCACGTCGCGGGTGTGGCGGTAGCCGGGCTCGTCGTCGTCGGAGATGATGACGACCTGCGCCCCGGCGAAGAACTGGTCGTAGTCGGCCTTCCACTTCCCGGCCCCGCCCGGGTTGCAGGTGGCGACCGCCCCGGTGGCCTCGACGGCCAGCACGTCCTTCTCGCCCTCGCAGATGTAGACCACCTGATGGTTGGTCACGGCCTCCATGACGGCGGGCAGGCGGAACAGCACCCGGCGGATGTTCCCGATCCCCCACGTGCCCCCGGGCTGGCGTTGCCGGAAGTCCTTGGGGTCGTAGCGCACGACCTCGTACAGGGCCATCCCCTGCTCGTCCACGTAGCTGTAGACGGCGCTGATGCGCTTGGGCTGGACCGGTGGCTCCCAGTCGTCATCGTCCTCGCACAGGTCCGCCCACGTGAGCCTGAGGGCGTCTAGGACAGCGTCGGGGCTGCACCCGGCATGGCAGCGGAGCACGACCGGCTGTTGGGTGCCCCGGGCCACCGACAGGGACGGGCTCGAATCGTCATGGGCCGGGCACTTCGCCGTGATCTTCTGGCTCCCCTTGGGGTCACAGCCCGCCGCCAGGAGAGCGTCCCGCACCATGTCGAGGGGGTCTCCTGCCATCACGGGCTCCTTACGTCGTTGGGCCACGGCACCCGGCCGGTGCGGTGGTACAGCTCGATCTCTTCGGTGGTCGGCAGGCGCCCCCAACGGCTCACGCACTCCCAGCACCAGCGGCACAACAACATGGCCACCGGCAGCCGGCCCCCGACGGTGGAGGGCCGACGGATCTTCGGATGCGGTGCCACCCATCGGGGACCACCGGCCGGCCCTTCGGTGCGGGCGCAGCTCTCGCAGCCCGGTTCGGTCACCAGTCCCAGGTCCCGGCGCTGGCGGGCTGACACCCGCTTGGGGGTCGGGTACCGGTTGAGGATCACGGTCGCCTTCGTCAGCTCGACCGCCGCGGCTTTGAGCGCCTTGTCGAGGTCGCGCTCATCGGCCACCGCCTGATCAGGCTTCATGCCGGCGAAGACCGTGTCGTGGCGCATGGTGGACCCCGGCCCTTCGTAGGACCGGGCTCGCAGGTTGCCCTGCAGCTCCCGCATGCGGCCCATGACGGTGCTGCCGTGCTCGACGGTGTCGAGGATCTTGGCGACCAGGTCGGCGCGGGACGTGACGGCCTGAGCGAGTCGGATGCGCTGGCGGTCGTTCATCGGTCAGACGTCGGTCCCCGTGATGCTGGCCAACAGTTCCCGATACCGGCCCGGCATCTCATCGGCCCCGACACCCGCGGCCATCAACAGCACGAGCCCTTCGAGCTTCTCCGCCTGGGCCTCGACGGCCTTGAGCCGGTAGCGCAGCTCGGCGGTGCCGTCGTCCATGGCGATCACGCCGACGCCTTGCGGTTGAGCATGGCCAGCACGCTCTCGACGGTCATGCCGGGGAAGGGCTCCATGCGGGAACGGACCTTCGCCATGGCGATGCCGAACTCGTCGGCCACGCGCTGGGCGGCCAGGGCGACCTCATCGAGGCGGTGCTGTTCGGCCTTCAGGTCGTCCCAGTTGGCATCGAGCGTCTTCACGAAGCCCCGCGGGGGCCGGGGCAACACGGCGGGGAGGTTGAGCTTGTCGAAGGTGACCATGGTGCTCCTATCGCTTGTGGGGGAGGCGCCCGATCCAGCGGGGCGCCGGGGTGCGCTCATGGCGCTCGGCTCCGACGGGGGCCAACCAGCCGGCGGACTGGCCCGCGGCGATGGCGGTCCGGGCGGCGGCGGGGGTGATGTCGGCCGTCATGGCCAGCACCAACACGGTGACCGGCACACGGCTATGGCCGTAGGCGTGGACCATCGCCCACGTGCGGGCCTCGACATGGCCGGGTGCCATCAGGTAGGCGCAGCACGACGGCGGCTTCGGTTCGGACGGTTCGCCCTGCGGGTACTCGGCGAACAGGCTCATCGGACCCGCCGCACCAGTCCCACCGGGGGCGCCTTGCGCCACGGCAACAGGGCGTTCTGGTGGGCCAGCGGTAGCTCCACGACGGGCGTCTCCAACAGCGCCCACCCGATGGCCCTCAGCCACAGGGCGTCGGCTTCGTCGGGGCTGTGCCCGTCATAACCCAACCGCTTGTCGGCGGCCTTGATGACCTCGTGCTTGTCGGCGTGGCCGTTGCCGGTGGCGTACTTCTTGAGCGTGTTCGGTGGGATGGCGTAGAACCCCCAGCCCCGATCGAACAGGGCGGCGCGGATCATGCCGGTCAACTGCGCCTGCTGGCGGTTGCGGTCGTGGCCGTCGAAGGCCAGGGCCTCGATGACGACCAGCTCGACGTCGGGGGGCACGCAGGCGATGACGTGGTCCCGTATCTCCACCATGCGGTCCAACCCCAGGTTCGTGGCGCCTTCGGCCCGGGGCTTGAACACCTCGACGCTCCCATCGGGATGGGCCAGGCCGGTGGCGGTCAAGGACAGGTCGACGCCCAACACCATCGGGTCGCTCATCGCCGGACCACCGATCGGTGCAGGCGGGCCAGCAGGGACGGGGACCGGCCCAACGCTTGACCGATCTCATCCCAGCTATGGCCCTCTTCCCGGGCGTAGGCCACCAGGTGGGCCTCCTGCTCCCGCAGGAACCCGCTCAGGTCCCCCAGGGCCGTCAGGGCGTCCATGGTGGCGAGCTGCGGGTCTAGGGCGGCCCGGAGCATGTCGGTGAGCGAGCGGCGCCTCATGCTGCGCCCCGTTCACGGAAGAGGTCGTTGAGGGCGGCGAACGCCTGCTGAGGGACGACGCCGTTGCCGAGCACGTGGAGCTGGGCCGTGTGCGAGAGGCCCACGTCGGTCACCCAACCCGCGGGCAGACCCATCATCCACTCCACGAAGGCGGGGGCGAGCCGTCCCTTCTCGTCGCTGGGCTCGGGGGCGGGTCGGGTCAGTCGCTCCCATCGTCGGATGGCGGCGGCGAAGGCGCCCCAATCCCGAACGCCCAGTCGGTCAGGGTCATCCATGGCTTGAAGGTCCCCTTCCGGGGCAAGGTGTCCGATCCCCGGCCCCGCTTGGAGTCGGCCGCTCCCGGCGTCGGCAACACCTTGATGGTGTGCGCCAGCTTCGCCTTCTCGGGGTGCACGGCGAAGTCCCCGACGTCCTTCCAATCCCAGGCGTTGGGTGTCGGAAGCAACGATGAAGACCCGTTCCCGCTCATGGGGGGCGCCGATGTCGGCCGCTCGTAGGCTGCGCCAAGATCCCACGTACCCGACGGCGGCCAGATCTCCAGCGACCTCTTCGACGGGTGCCCGGTTCCATCGTCCGTCGTCGTCCCGCCAAAGTCGAAGGAGAGGCGGCACGTTCTCCAACACGACGTGTCGGGGTCGAAGTACACGAACGGCGTGGGCGATGTGGGGCCAGAGCCAGCGGGCATCGTTGGTGACCTTCCGTTGGCCAGCTACCGATATCGGCTGACACGGGAACCCGGCACATAGGATGTCGGTCGGCTCCAGCATTGACCAGTCGATGGTGGTGATGTCGCCGATGTTGGGGACGCCGGGCCAGTGGGCGTCGTGCACCATGGCGGCACGTTTGTCGGTCTCGGCGTGGTCGACCAGGACGCCGTCGGTGACGTGCTCCACGGCCATCTCGAGCCCGCCGTAGCCGGAGCAGAGTGATCGGATGGTGGGTCTCACGATTTCCCCTTCCCGAAGCCGATGGGCTCACCGGTCGCCGTGTGGCTGAGCACCCGGGTGTCGAGGTCGAAGTCGACGTCGCCCGTCTCGATCGCTTCGAGCGTGTCGATCAGGACCATGCCGGTGTCCATGTCGATGTCGGCCCTCGACGTGTAGCCGGGTGAGCCCAACGCCGTGCAGATGTCGAGCGTGATCTGACGGGACCGGTCGTCGTTCTCGGCCGACGTCATGTCTTCGGGGACGGGGAACAGCTTGGCGATCATGGCCATCGCCTTGCCCCGCATCTTCGGGGACATCATCTTCGGGGACCCGACGGCGGGGGCGGGTTCAGCGGGAGGTGCAGACCCGCTAGACGTGCCGCCCCCACCGTCGTCCGCCACCTGAGCGGGCTCGGATGGTTGGTCGTGGTGGCGATGCACGAACCGGGACTGACCCGGAGACTTGTCGGGGTTCGCCATCAACGACTCGGCGCCGTAGGGCTTCGAGCAGACCGAACAGACCTGAGCGTCGGCCTGGGCGGCGGTGCGCGGGGGTCGACCGGTGGCCGGCAACGGGGCCGCGGCGTTGGCCCGCTTCTTGGCCGGTGGCTTGGCCCGCTCGTGCTCTTGGACCTGAGCTTCGACGGTGAGCGCCAGGGGTGCCTCGACGGGAGCGATCGGCTTCCACCCGGTGGCCGGGGCGGCGTCGAGCGCCGACAGGTCATCCACCGCGCCCACGGCCTGGTAGGAGTTGGCCGCCAACTGGCGCACGCCTTGGATGCTCACGTCCAAGTCGATGACGGGCACCGCGAAGCGGTAGACCTCAGCCTTGCCGGCGACGAGCTTGCGCTTCTCGCGGTGATCGAGGCGCAGGCGGGCGGGGACGATGGAGCGCACGCCGGCCAACTGCTCGATCAGCTCAACGGCCCCGGAGAGTTCGACCGCGGCGTTCCACCCGTGGGACTCCAAGCGCCACGTGCCCAGGCCGGGCACGTCGGGCAACAGCACGGTGAGCCTCGTGGTGGCCTTGCACATGCGGTCGTCGGGGTCGCAGTCACAGGCCACGTCCCGCACGGTGTCCCGCACGGTGTCGCAGCGCCGGGTGCAGTAGCCCTTCGCCCACGCCTCATAGAACTGCGAGAAGCCCAAGTCGGTGACGTTGGGGGGCAGGGCGATGCGCAGCTCGGACGCGGTGATCGTCACCTCCCATTCGTTCACGCCGTCGTTGTCCCACTCCTTGGGTGCCCCGCCGTAGACGACGGCCACCGCTTCGATGACGGCACGGTCGGGGGACGTGAGCCGGAAGTGGTCGAGCTTGCGGGGGGCACGCTTGCCGGAACGGGTCGGCACCTGCACGCCCATGCGGATGCGGCCGACCTCACGGAAGCGGCGTTGAAGGCCGATGATGGCCATGGTCACCTTCCCGGCGGCCGGGGGTATCCCAGCGCCCTGTCGAAATCAGAGACGGGCTTCTCGTGCATGAGCTTCCCGCCAACCCGGGCAGTGCTCGCCTTCACGTACGCCTCGTGGATGAGTGCGACGACGTCCTTGGGCGACTCGTCAACGACGAAGCCGTTGGGGAACTCGGCGAAGTACACCGTCGAGTTGGTCTCCCCGGCGATGGCGTGGATCTGGTCCACGTCGATGAGCACCAGGTCGTCGCCGTCGTGCAGTTCGATGAAGATGCGGTCGAGCTTCATCAAGCGTTCCTTTCTCAATAGATGGATGTGGAGCCATACCTCGCCACGCCGAAGCCCGCCGAACCACAGCAGGCCCAGCACAAGGCGCGCCGCACCATTGCGGGCCAAGCCATGCCAGACCTCACCGTGACTTGGCCCACCCCGCCACGCCTTGCCGATGCGTGTCCTGCCACTGCCCGCCAGACCGAACCGGACCGAACCCAAGCTGGCCGCGCCGTACCGCTGCGCGCCTCTTCGGGTCTCGCCTGGCCGTGCTCGACCGGGCCTGGGCTTGCCCCACCTGGCCGGTGCTCGCCCAACCACAACTCTCCGCACCGCGGCCGACCTCGCTACTCCAACACCTCGAACTTGACGACGGCGAAGCGCCCGTAGGTCGGCCGGAAGTCGGCCAGGCCCACGAGTTGGCCGGCGCGGGTCACGACGTCGAGCAGGTCCATCGGCGGGATGTACTCCGGCAGCAACACCTGAAGCTCGAACTCGGCCCGCCAGCCGGCGAGCATCGCGGGGCGCATCCTCGTGATGCCCGCCCGCTGCACTGTGACGCGGCGCTGGTCGATCAGGTCCCAGTCCTGCACCCCGAGCGTCGCCAGCTCGGTGAGTGAGACGATGCCGGCCTTGTAGAGGTCGAGCGCAGACTTGCGCGTGGACCGTGGGTCCTGCCGGAACTTGGCAGCACCGGCCGGACCGGCGATCGCTTGGCGCAGGTACTCGCCGGGGATGCAGATCTCGCCGTTGTCGTCGCGGTACACGTAGGACTCGACGTCGTCCGTCTTCTTCGCCGCGGACCCTTTGGCCGCCTTGGCTTTGGCGTCGACGGCCTCGCAGTTCCAGCGGTGGAACAGCAGGGTCGATGTGCCCTGGATCGTGAGCCCCACGCGGTAGGGCTCGGATGCGTTGAGCGTGAACTCGGCCAGGTTGGTGACGGGGCTCAACGCCGTTGGCGTCGAGCCGTTGGCGGGTTTCCGTGCGCGTGTCGTTCGGCTTGTTGGCATCGGAGGATGTCCTTCCCTTGATGGTTTGCGTGTTGAGAGCCATGCCCAGCCCGACCGCGGCGTGCCCGATCCGGCCTAACCCTGCCGAGCCGGGCCATGCCCAGCCCCGCCCCGGCGATGCTCGCCGTGGCCCGAGGTCGTGCCCCGTGGTGGTGTCGAGCCACCACGGGGCGGTACTGCTTCCATGCCTTGCCGTGCCGCGCCTGACCCGAGCTAGCCGCGCCCTACCAGACCTGGCCAAACAGCGCCACGCCTCACCGGACCTAGCCGGACCCCGGCTTGTCACGCCATAGGAATTCACGTCGGCAACCCCGCAAAGGGATCGTCGGTTGCGTCATGAAATGCAGTTGGGGGAATCAAAGCGTTCCCCACGATCGTCCGACCCACGTCGAGCACGAACCTCGCCGCGTCGATGCAGTGGAGAAACAGCTCGAAGATGTCCTCGTCGCACCGCACGGGGTGGACGGCGAACCGCGTCGGGGTGAGCAGAATGGCAAGCCCGTGATCGACGGAAGGCACCGGCACCGCCAGCTCGCGCTCGGATTCGCTCAGCAGGTAGTACCTGCGCTTGAAGACTTCCGCCTGCCGTGCCCGCCAGATGGCGGCGATGTCGGCATGGCGATAACCGGCCAACTGCAACCCGACCTCCGGGAAAGGCGCCTTCAGCTTCCCCTGACCATCGACGTCCTCTCGCGAACTCTTGTAATCAACGACATAGTCCGTGCCGCCGATCCGCAGGAACCCGTCGCATGTGCCGGCGTAGCCGAAGGTGGGGCTGAAGACGGTCACCTCGGCCGCGATGTACTCGGGCTGGAACTCATCCAAGAACCGGTCGAACTGCACCAGGAACGGTCGCAGCTCCCTGTCGTTGGCGTCCTCTGGCCGGTAGCGCCCGTGGATGGCCTTGTACTCGGCGGCGGCGTGCACGGCCTTGCCCAGCTCACTGGCCGACCGCAGACCCTTGCCCACCCGGAAGCGTGCGTTCTTGAGGTACCGGATGGCCTCGTCCCGGCCGTCGCTGTCGAGGATCGAGCGGACGGTGTCGAGCTTGTCGACGGCGGCTTCGGCCGTCTTGATGGCGGCCCACGGGACCAGGGCCGGCTTGTCCAGACATCCGATGATCGTGGTGACCGACCAGTACCGTTCGTCGGCGGCATCGGGGGCGACGAGCTTGGGCTCTTCGCCCAGGACCGGCAGGGCGGGCGCGTCGGGTGGCATGGCTGTCGCTTTCGTGGTTGAGGTGGTGGAACCCTGCGCCCAGCGCCGTCCATCGCGGGCGGCGGGCCGGCGAAGGCTCTAGCCCGGGGGGAAAGGGGAGGGGCTAGGCGGACAGCGCCGGGCGCAGGGGTGGGGTCGTCAGGGTGATGAGTCGTCAGCGCCGACGAGCGCATCGAGGTCGACGGAGCGGACGTACCAGCGCCGGCCGACCCTGACGAGAGGGAGCGGGAACTCGTCCCGGCCGATGAGCCGGTACGCGGTGTTCTGTGAGATGGACAGGTGAAGCAAGATCTCTGTGAGTGGTAACAGGCGCGGCCGGTACGTGACTTCGGCAAAGGATGCCGAGCACGGAACCGCGCCGTTGCGGTCTGTCACGGCGGCCCCCCATGTGGTTCCAGTAGGCGTCCGCTAGAAGCTCAGTGTTGCAGAGAGTGCTTCTACCAGGCGATATGCCCATCTAAGCCCTGAAGTCATCTAGGTGCAACCCCTCGTTTACATTCAGGATTCGCTTCAGGTCTGAAATGTTTGCGCCAATAACGACGATAAGAATGCGATGCACCTCAAACCCCACCGTTGTGATTTGACCTGGTGCGTTATCACCCAAATATGACCACCCCCGACCCGCCACATACAGTGAACCCCGACGACCACGCAGAGCCCGGACGCGAAGAGGGGGCCTTCGTTCTCGAAGACCCCCTCGTGCGTGAACAGGTTGCGACGATCCTCCGCCGGGGGATCGCCCGTGCGGATGCCAAGCGAGCCCTCAGGGCAGGTGACGCCAGCGGGGGTCGACCCGGGCCACGTCGAAGCGGTTCCCGCCCCGAGTAGCGGGGTGGATCACGACCTGGTGCAGTACGGCCCGCAGGATGGTGCGCTGTTCGGCCAGCGTCAGCTCGTGCCAGCCCTCCAACACGTGGTCGGGGTCGATCTGCCCGGTGGGCGGCGGCAACTGGTCGAGCGCCCGGGTGGCCTTGGCCTCCCGCTCATCGAGTGACGCGGCGGCCCTCATCCACGTCTTGCGGCTGATGCCCTTGGCGTCGTAGTCGGCCTGGTTCTCGTCCCGCTCGACCTCGATGTCATCCAGCTCCCGCTTGAGCCGCACCCGGTCGGCGCCGTGGGCGTCCTTGCGGGCCAGCCACTTACGGAACTTGGGCTCAGTGAGCTTCGCCATGAGCTGGGCGACGACCTCATCGTCCACGCCCTTAACGCTCGCGCTGGTCCGGTCGCACCCGCCCCTCGATGTGGGGCACAGGTACATGGCGGAGCGGCCGGCCCGCACGGAGCCCGACAGGGTCGTGCCGCAGTGGGGGCAGGTGGCGATACCGCTGTTGAGGTACCGGACGGGGTTGGTGGTGTAGCCCCGCTTGACCCGTCGACCGTCCCGGGTCTTCACCGTGCCGGCCGTCTTCAAGAACACCTGCATCCGATCCCACGTCTCACGGTCCACGACGGGGTCCCAGTCGCCTTCGCCGACGATCTCCGCCTGGTAGACCCGCAGGGCGGTGAGCGTGGGGGCACGGAGCAGGGCACGCACGGTCGTGGGCCGCCAGAACGCCCGGCCCCGCACGGTCGGGATCTCCCGCTCAGTCAGGTCGGCGGCGATGGCGTTGATGGGCTCGCCGGCCAGCACCCGCTCGAAGATCTCCTGAGGGATGCCGGCCACCTCTTCGTCGGGCACGAGCGTGGCGCCGCCCTTGGTCGGACGGGGGCCACGGACGTAGCCGAAGCACACGCCGCCGTTGGCCTTGCCGTTGCGGGCCAGCACCTCCTGCCCCTTGCGCACGTTCAAGCTCACGGTCTCCGCGTAGTCGGAGTCGATGACCATGTCGATCTTGGACTTGATGGATTTGCCCTTGCCGATGTCCACGACCCCGCCCTTGCCCCAGCAATGCCACTGGTCGATGCCGGCGGCGAGGCAGTCCTGGCGGAGCTTGGCGTACTCGATCTCATTGCGGATGAATCGGGACTGGCTCTTGGTGACGACGGCGCCGACCTTGCCGGCCCGGATGTCGGCCCGCATCTGGTTGAACGCCGGGCGCTCGGTCTCTGCGTGCGACGCGGAGATGTTGTCGTCGGCGTAGATCCGGTAGGCCCGGCCTTCCCACGTGAGCCCCACGTAGTGGATGCCCCCGTCGTTCTGGTTCCCGACCGAGTCGATGGTCCCGTTCGGGTTGGCGGAGTAGCGGGAGTAGATGGCGGCCGGCAGCTCATCGAGCACTGCCTGCGGGTCTGAATGGAGGTTGGGGAGCTGAGACTGGTTGGACATGCCTTGTACCATACCGGGAACGTACCCACGAGTCCATACATCAGGCCTAGGTGACCAGGGCTGAGCCGACCAGTTTCGGTCCGCTCTCCACCAACAAGGTACTGGTAGCGTTGGTCGTTCACCATCAACCTCAGTAGCCCGGAGGGTCACCGTGGCCATCAATACCAACCAGCTCCGCCCCGCCCTGCACGCCTACCTGACGGAGACGTCGCATCGGGGCTGGACGGAGTTCGCCGAAGAGAACGGGTGCTCCGTGACCAGCCTCACCGAGGTGCTCGGCGAAGACTTCCTTGAGGCTGCGCTCGCCGACGACGACCGGTTCAAGGAACTGGTCAAGCGTGCCCGGCGCATCGACGTTCAGCGGCGGCGCCGGAAGTGAACATCGAGGACATCCTTGACGTGGGCCACCAGCGCCCGGCCCCCCGCCACAGTGGCGACGGCGCCGGGGTGGGCTGCGTGCGCTGCACGATCCTGCCGGTCGAGCCGGGCACGTCATGGTGCCGGTTCTGCCACCCCGGCCAGCCGAAGGCGGACATCGGCCCGATGCTGGCCACGCTGCAGATCATGGCGCCGGAGAGCACCACGGCCATGACGACGGGGATGCTGCAGCGTTGGCTGGACACCCAATGAACGACGCCCTCACCATCGGGTCGATCGTCGTCCTGGTGTTGGTGGCCGTGCTCATCCTCAAGGGCATGGACGACACCCGGCGGTAGTGGCCCCCGGGGAGCGCGGACTCCCCGGGGGCCGGCCCTGCAGGGCGATCTACACCCGCACGTAGAGCACGGTGAAGACGGACAGGACGATGAAGGCGACGGCCACCGCCACGTTGATCCAGTCCTCCCGCCTCACCCGGCCGCCTCGTTCCTGTTGGCCAGGTCTCTGGCTCGACGTTCGGCCCGTTCGGCCCGCACCCGCTGTACGGCCGCGTCCCGGCGTGCGGAGTCCCGGTCGGTCAGGGCGTACAGGAGCGCCTCGGCGGGGCTCTCCGCTTCGATGGCGGCCCGTAGGCGGTCGACCTCGGCCAGGGCGTTCGACAGGGACTCCTGCATGGATTGGGTCTGCTCGTCGGCCACGGCGGCCACCCGCTTGGCTTCGGCCAGCTCAGCGCGCACCCGGTCGATGCGCAGGCGCAGCTCGGCAATCTTGTCGTCCTGCACGTCCAGCTCCGATTCGGCCATGTGGCGCTTCTGCTTCTCGATGGCCAGCCCGGCCCGTAGCTTGGCGATCGTGTCGTAGGCGTTCTCCTGGTCGGTCACGTCTTCCCCCTCTGTCAATCGAACTTCTCATCCAGATGTGCCGGCAGGGGGATGGCCCCCTTGGACGGCCAGCGGGACACCTCGGCCAACAGCTCGTTCACGTCGGCGGCGCTCATGTAGCCGGCCACCCGACCACCGAGCAGGCCGTCCTCACTGATGACCCCGACCTCCACCGAGGTGGGCTCTTCGTTGATGCGCTCAGACCACGTGTCGTAGTTGGTGCCGTAGTTGCCCGAGCCCCACACGATGCTCACGCCCCAGCCGGACTCGAACCACACCCGGGCTCGGCGGATGTGGAACCAACGGTGCTTGCTGTCGGTGCCCAGCACGGTGCCGTGGTCGATCGTCTCGCTCTCGATCTCTGCGGGCCAGGAGAGGTCGCCGACGACCAACAGCCTGTCGCCCACGGCGTGGATGATGACGCTCACCCCGGCACCATCGCCATGTCCTCCGTGTCGTACACCCGGACGTCCTTCTCCCACAGGATCGAACTGACCAACGGCTCGACCTCATCCCACGTGCCCCCGGCGAGCCCGCAGCCGATGCGGGGCATGACGATCAGGTGCTCGTCGTCCCCGGCGAGCTGCGTCAGGCATTCGGCGAGCGCATCGAGGTCGAGCGGGTGGCGGTTGGCGGGGGTGCGCAGTCCGTGCTGGGCGACCATGTTGGCGACCCACCGGCCCCACCACGGTCCCCGTCCGACGTTGGCCCCGACGCCGACCCACTGCACGGCGCCCAAGCGGAACGGGAACGACGATGCCCCCTCGCCGCGGTACCAGCGCAGGTACTGCTCCTTGGCCCGGGGGTAGCGGTTGGCGATCTGGCGGGCGAAGCCGGCACCGTACGCTCCGGTGTCGGACAGGATGTGTGCGATGACGAACTGGCCATCGAGGTCGGGCCAGGCGGCGTCGCCGATGTGATAGCTAACGGTCACCCTTTCGCCTCGCTGCACAGCCGCCCCCGGTCGGGGTCGCCCTCAGCCCACCCGCCGCACGCGCAGCACGACTCATAGCCCCCGGTACGGACGTGGTCGGGGCACGTGTAGTGCGATCGCCGTCGGAGACGGTCACGGGCCGGGCCGATGCCGAAGGCGATGAACAGGATCGCCACTACGGCCACTTGTGCGACGAGCGGCCCGACCTTGATGCCGTCGAACTGCGCGATCACGCCTCACCGCCGGTATCCGGTGTTACGTCAAGCCGGTCGAGCACGGCTTGCACCGCGCGGATCGTGTGCGAGCAGTCCTCGCAGCACATCGGCCCGAACCCGACGTCCTCGAACTGCGTCGCGCACTGCAAAGTGGTGCGGTTGCAGCGCGTGCACCGGCTGTTGTCGCTTCCGTCATGCTCGGCCTCGTCCAGCGCGGCCAGAGCGGCATCGTATGCACGCCGGGCTCGAACGACCACCGCCTCTTTCTGACCCTCCAAGGCGAAGATGTAGGAGATGGCTGCGTCCAGTGCGGCCCGCAGCGCCTCATCGTTGCTCACGGTGAACCCTCTTTCGTCGCCAGGCGTACCACTCGGCTTCAGCCCGCTGCCGGCGCTTCTTCGCCTGCTCATAGGTCATCCCGAGCAAGAGCGCCACGTCCGTCAGTGGCAGCCCGCGAACGCGTGTCGCCTCGATGAGCACGCGATCCCGCTCGCTCAGCGGCGAATCGTTCAGGGGCGAGTCATCGACGTCGGCCGGTTGGCTGACCTCGCGCTTGACATCGGCCACCGGGATGACATGCACCTGCCCGCTGGCACCCTTGCGCGTGACCCTGCGGACCGACGCGTAGGTGCGCTTGTGTGCTCGGCCGACGAGCCGGCGGGCAAGGCGTTCACCATCGTGGGGGCCTTCGGCGAGGACCATTGCTAGGTCGCCGTAGACGTTCTGTACGTACTCATGGTCGTTGTCGCGGACCTTGGCACGCACCCGTGGGGCGAGGGCGTGCATCGCCACCGTCATGGCGTCGCGGTGGCGAACGTGGATCAGCGTGCGCAGCGCGTTGTCCGACGCGTCGTTGTCGTCCTGGCGGATGACGTCGACCACCTCGTGCAAGTCGACGGCTGGCAGCCACTCGTGGCGGTGGGCAATCCGGCGAACGGACCGAGCCAGCGATAGCTCATTCATCGGCTTGCCTGCCGATAGTCGGGCTTACGTCAAGTTCGATCAGTGCCCTGACGGCAGCCGCCCACCACCCGCGGAACACATCCTCCTCGTCCTCGTCATCGCCGGTGCCGAGGAGCGCGTCGACATGTTGTAGCTGACGGATGCGGAGCGTCATTGCATCCACGACCGCCCGCAGCCGGTCCCGCTCGGCCTCGGCGGTGATGGCCTTCTCGATCGCCTGGTCGAAGTACCCCTGCAAGACTTTGGCGTTCTGTCGCTCGACGGCCAGATCGTCCCGCAGCCGGTCCCGTTCGTTGACGGCGTCGAGTAGCGCCTGGTCGATGGCCCGGCGGGCGAAGCGTTCACGCGCCAAGTCCGCGTTGAGCGCCTCGTAGGCATCGTCCCGCCACGTCCGGTCCCCGGTGGGGTCCACGTCACCCATCGCCACATCCCCCTTCGATTGCCCGTTTGAGTGTCGTCACTTCGTTGGCGAGCCAGCTCTGACAGCGGTGCGCACAGTCGTCCTCACACCAGAGCAGGGCGTAACCCAACTCGGCGTCGATGACAGCCCGGTGCTTCGACCAGTCTTCGCGTTCCTCGTCCTGGTGGCCGACCATGCGGTCACAGACAAGGTGCACGCCCCGGGTGTCGATGTCGAGCCGGGCCCCACACGGCGGTGCCTCGACGGGCCGGTAGACGAGGCCGCCCTCGACGGTGAACGCCAGCTCCATGGCGCAACGGGGCAGGTCAGTCATCGAAGCCCCCGAGGAACCAGTCGCGGCAGCGGTGACACACCCCGGTCGAGCGTTCGACCCCGTCGGTGAGGGGACGCCCGCAGCGCAGGCACCGATCCCGGCTGTCCACATGCACCGGCAGGTCAGGGACCGACGGGTGGTGGGTGTCGCACCACGAGCCGATGGTCGCCGAGTACCCGCATTTGATGCACCGGCCGGCGCCGGGCACGTAGTCGCCGGGTTCCAACGTCGCCTGGTGGCCGACGTCGAAGATCTCGTCGATGTTCACCGGTCGTCCCTTGCGTCGTGGCGGAACATGGCGATCGCGGTCTTCGTCGGCAACGCCTCGACGTTGACGGCCGCCACCTCGGAGGGTTCGGCGATCCCGTCGGGGCGGATCACTTCCCAACGATGAACACCGTCGAAGCGGCCCACGTAAACGCATTGCACGGGGATCTCGACGCCGTGGCGGGTCACGAGGCGCACGTTGACGGGTGGCGACGGGGTCATGAGCCGACGGTGGTGGGCGTTCTGCACGAGGCCGAGGATCACGTTGGCGATGAACAACGTGACGAGGCCCAGCAGTATCCACACGAGCATGACCTTCATGGCACCAGCCTCGTCGGACGCACTTTCGCCTCGGGCTCATCCGGCACCCACAGGACCTTCTCGTGGCCGCCTTCTCTAAGAGCCTTCACGCACTGGGCGGTGCCGCCCGTGTCCGCTTCGAGCAGCTCTCGGGGTGAGCGGTCGGAGACCACGGCGGCGACGTTGGACCGGCCGACCATCTCTCCGTTGCGCACGAAGTTGTCGAGCCACCAGCGTTCGTCGTTCCACCGCGCCCGCCAGTTGGGGCAGACCATGGGGCGCTCGACGGCGTAGGTGATGCGCAGGGCATGGACAGGGTGACGGTCCGATATCCGGTACCGGCGGCGGTACCAGATGTTCGGGTAGATCAGCCACAGCGGGATCTGGGCCCGGATGGCCGCTCCAGCGAAGAGGTCGTCGGTCCCGTTGGCGCCCCCGGCGATGGCGAGGACGGGTTTCACGACCTCAAGCACTCGCCCGAGGGCAACGAGTACGGCCTCTCGGTGGTTGAGCCGCCGATGTCCGGTGACCATGAGGATCGGGTCGGCTTTCATCTACTGCTCGCATGGGTTCGGGTCCATGTGGCTCGACACTAGCCCCACACGCGGGCCGTCGCCCCGGAGTGTGGCGTCCGGGGCGACGGTTGCCGGGTGGTGCGATGCCCCGGAGAGGGTGGGAAGGTGCCGGGGCGGGGGGGGAGTGTTCAGTCTAGTCGGGGCGTTGCCGGCGGTGGTGGGCGATCTGGCGCAACAGCACGAGGGCGTCGTGGATGTCTTCGGTGCGCCCGAACGTGAGCGCCAAGCCCAGTACGCCGATGACGTACCAGCCGTCGTAGAGGACGGCGGTGGCGACGAGCAGGCAGGTGAGGCCGACGAGTTGGAGGACGGCGGTGGGGATGGGCCGGTCGAAGACGCTCAGTCCCTCGTCGCCCTCAGTCACGCTTCAGGACTCCGGTGGGTTGGTCGCGTTTTCCGGGGCGGTCACACCCACGGGTAGTCATCGAGGACACGCCGCTCGTCGGGTGTCAGGTCGGCCACGTCGAACGCGGTCGGGCAGGCGGCCGGCGGGTTCATCGGCTTCTGCGGGGCGACCCAACCGGCCCGCTGGGCGAGGGTCACCTCGGCGGGTTCGCTGAAGCCCAGCTTGTGCGGCTGACCGTTCACCAACACGACAGTGAACTGCCCGTTGGAGTCGGTGAACAGCACGTTGGGCGTCGAGTGGGTAGCGAACTTGGATACCAGCGCGTTGGAGATGATCATCCTCATCTGGTTCCAGTCGTCGTCGGTCATCTCGTCATCTCCAGTTCCGGGCGTGTGGTGCAGTAGCGGCGCCCTGTCCAAGTAGCCAGTCGGGTCGATGCGGGTGCCGTTCTCCCACAGCTCAAGGTGGGCGTGGGAGCCGGTGCTGGACCCCGTCGAGTCGATGTAGGCGATGGTCGTGCCCGCCGCCACCCACGTGCCCGAGCCGACGGCGAAGCTGTCGTGGTGAAACGACTTGAAGCGGTCGCCGCCACTGTCGACCCACAGCCAGTTGCCGGCCCCGCTCTCGTAGCCAGTCGTGACGAGGCCGTCGAAGGGGGCGATGAGCGGGACGCCCCACGGTGCCCCGTAGTCGACACCGCCGTGGAACGAGCCGGTCGCCCCGGTGATGGGGTCGACCCTGCTGCCGTAGCCCGACGTCTTCGGGTAGCTCTCCAGCAGGGGGAACCAGGTCAGTTCTCGCATGGGGGGCACCTCCGGTGTGGTCCCGATGCTACCGGGGGTAACCCTTCAAGTCTGCGAGGGTTCGAACCGATGGTGGTGCATGCCCGAAACCACCGATACCAACAAGGCCCCCGACTGGTTCAAGCTCGCCGTCTTCGGGGTGTGCGCCCTAGTCGTGATGCTGGGCCTGTCCCTGTTCGGGGCCAACGCCTACCGCGACCAGTCCAAGGCGGACGCCAAGGTGTACGTCGAGTGCTTGGCCGAAGGCCGGAGCGGGTGCGTCCGGTAGGGCCAACAAGATCCACGTGAAGCGGGGGTACCACCGTTCGGGGCTGGTACCTTTGCTCGCTGGTAGGTAATCGGGCTGAGGGGCTTCTCTCAACTAGGCGTTCGGGGCCTGGTCGAGAGGGCCCCTCGTTCGCGTTTTCGGGTCCGATTCGGTCACGGTGGGTGGGGGCCGGCCGAATCGGGGTTTTCAGAACGGAAACGTCTATGCCAATGGATTTGTTACGCCAATACTCGAAACGGTGGGAACCGGTGTTCGACCAATTTCGCGTTCTGGCGTAACTTTTCCATTGGCATAGATACTTTCATTTTTGGGCGAGGGGGTTCACGGCGAACCGCTGAGACCGGGGACGGCCACGCTTCGCAGTCGCCGGGGGGTCGATCCTGCGGATGTAATCGTGGTCCTCCAACAACTGCAACGGGGCCACCACATCGGCCGCGTGCGGCCACCGGTACGTGTTCGACCGGTACGCCTCCCGTTGCGTGAACGACGACCTGCCTTCCATCCACCGCAACAGCACCTCGGCGTCGTTCACCACCGGGCCCATCATCATCGCCTCGTACGCCACCTTCGCATGCTCGATGAGGTGACGGCCGATGCGGATGGCGTCGGCCACCATCCCGAGCTGCACGGGCCGCTGCCAGCCCGAGCGCACGTTGTCGGCCAGGTGCAACAGGCCGGCGATGCGGGCCACGGTGCCCACGAGCTTCGACGCCCAGTCCGCCATGTGGCCGAGGTCCCCACCCGATGCCCGCAGCCGAGGTTCGAGTTCCTTCTGGAACGCCAGCAGCGCCCGGTCGGCTTCGGGGGTGAACACCAGCACGGCCGGGTCCTTCCAGTCGGCCAAGCTCCGCACGAGGATCTGCATCTCGTCGATGTAGGTCTCTTCGATCTCGTCGGCGATGGGTTCGACCTCGGTGTCTCGTTCCCCGACGTTGGTCTGCGGGATCGACCACAGGAACCGGCCCAACAACCCCCGGCCTCTCGCCCCGTCGATCCCGGCGATGCCGGCCAGCATCGACGGTTGGATGGTGAGGCCCAACGTCAACGCCGGGTGCTCGATGTACTCGGGGTCCCGGCCTTTGCGGTCGACCCGCACGGGGCTGCCGACGTGGGACTTCAAGTAGATGGCGAGGTTCGGCCCGCTCGTGGAGTAGCGGCCCGACATCATGGAGAACACTTCGCCCTCATCGGAGAACATGGCCAACCGGCCGTCCTGTTCGCACATCAAGCTGGCGAGCGCTTCGGGGGTGGCGTCGTCGGCCAAGATGCGGGGGATCGACGGGACCACGATCGCTTCGGCCAGCAGCGCCATCTGGCTGGCGTAGTGGACCGCTTCCTCTTCGGCCTCCGTTTTGGCTCGGGCGATGTCGTCCATGGCCTTGTCGGCTTTGGCTCTCGCCGCTTTGTGCCGGGCTTTCGCTTCGGCCACTTCGGGCAGGGCCTTGTCGACGGCTTCGCGTTCGGCCAACTCCAACGGTTTGATGATCCGCTGGAACACGGGCGTCTTCCTCGTGCCCGACGCCATGGCGACCGCGGTGTAGAGGTTGAGCGGTTCCCGCCAGCCTTGGCGGATCTCGACGATGCACCGACCCCCGGCGGCGGCGGCCAGCACGGAGAGCACCATCATGGCGGGCAGGTCGATCGGGACTTGTAGCGCCCTCGACATGGCCATCACGTAGTCCTGCAACCACAGCGGCAGGCGTTGCACGGGGAACACGGGCACTTTGCCGCCGTAGCCGATCGGGATGGGTTCCTCCCACGGCTCGTCTGCGTCCCCGGGATTGGGGGTGTCGTGGTTGATGTGCTCGGGCTGGAACAGTTGCAGGTCGTCGAGCGTGCGGCCCCGGCCGAGATGGTCGGCGACATCCTTCGATCCTTCGACGGGCACCACCACCAGGGTGGCGTTGGCTACCTGTCGGAGGTGGCGGGCGACGTCGGCGGCGTGACGGTGACCGGGTTCGTCGTCGTCGGCGACCACGATGACGTTGGCGCCCACGAAGAACGGGTCGTACTCGTCTCGCCATTTGCCGGCACCGCCGGGGTTGGTGGTGGCGACTGCTCCGGCTCGTTCGATGGCGAGGACGTCCTTCTCCCCCTCGCACACATAGATGGTGGTACCTGCTTGCGCAGCCCTTACGACAGCGGGCAACCGGAACGGGACCCGCCGCACGTTCCCGACACCCCACGTGCCGTTGGGCAGCCGTTGACGGAAGTCTTTCGGTGCGAACCGCACGACCTCGAACAGCGGCGTGCCCGTCTCGTCGGTGTAGGTGTAGGTGGCCACGATCTCCTTGGCGGGCGTGTAGCCGTTGGTGGTGTTCTCATCCTCCAACAGGTCGGCCCAGTCCAACCTGAGGGCTCGCAGGACGGCGTCGGGGTCACAGCCGGCGTGGCAGCGAAACACCACGGGCTGTTGAGTACCCCGGGCTACCGACAGGCTCGGGTTGGAGTCGTCGTGCGCCGGGCATTTGGCGGTGATGCGCTGACCGCCCTTCGGGTCACACCCGGCGGCGAGCAGGGCGTCACGGACCACGTCGAGGGGATCAGCGTTCATGTGGGCCTCTGTTCCAGTCGAAGCGCGGCGGCGCCTTGCTGCGGGCATACGCCGTTGCCGATGCACCGCAGCTGGGCGGTGCGGGAGATCCCGACGTCGGTCACCCACCCGGCGGGCAGGCCCATCATCCACTCGGAGAACTCCGGGTTGAGCCGGCCCCGGTCATCGGTCGGTGCCGGTGCGGGTCGGGTCAGTCGTTCCCATCGTTCGATGGCGGCGGCGTACGGTCCCCATGCCAGGACGCCGGCAGTTCGTTCCAGCTCGAGAACTCCCTCGGCAATCTCCCCTCGGCGATCTCGAGCGCCTGCTCGATCGACGGCGCCGACCGACTGTCCCGTTTCGTCGCCGCCGACCTGCTCGTCCTGCCGGCTGCCACCCGGGGGGTGGGCAGTAGCACCACCCAATCCTCCAACGTCATCCCGTCGTGGTGTCTTGAGTCGGGGTTGGTGCGACCGGAGGTGCGGTTGCGGCTCTGAACGGCCGTCGGTGTCGGCAACAGGTTCCAAACGACCCGACCCAACAGCGAGTTGTCGGGGACCGCTTCGGTCGGCACCCCGTCCTTCCAGTCCCTTGACGTCGGCGTCGGCCGCAACGATGAAGACTCGTTCTCGTCGGTGGGGGGCACCGACGTCGGACGCTCGTAGGCAGCGCCAAGATCCCACGTACCCGAGCGAGACCAGATCGGCAGCGACCTCTTCGATGGGTGCCGGGCGCCACCAGCGTCCGTCCCGCCAGGGAGTAAGGAGCCCTGCGACATTTTCCAGCACGACGATTCGGGGTCGTAGAACGCGAACGGCGTCGGCGATGTGGGGCCAGAGCCAGCGGGCATCGTTGGTGACCTTCCTTCGACCGGCCGTTGAGATGGGCTGGCACGGGAACCCGGCGGTGACGATTTCGATTGGTTCGACGGTGTCCCAGTCGATGGCGGTGAGGTCCCCGTGGTTGGGGACGTCGGGCCAGTGGTGGGTTAGCACGGTCGAGGCGTGCGGGTCGGCTTCGACATGCCAGACCGTGTCGACGTCGAGGACCATTCCGAGGGCTAAGTCCAGCCCGCCGTAGCCACTGCAAAGTGAACCGACCTTCATGTGGGCCTCGGTACATCTAGGGGCCACGGGACGATCGAGCCCCGATGGTGGCGTTCCAGTTCTTTCGGTGTGGGCAGGCGCCCCCAGCGCCTCGTCGTCGAGTAGCACCAAGTGCACAGCCACATCGGGGTGTCCAACCGTTCGCCGACGGTGGAGGGCCGCAGCGAAGCGGGCCGCACCGGTTCCCACCGGGTGCCACCGTCGGGGCCGGTGATGCGGGCACACGATTCGCAGCACGGGTCCTTCGTGTTCTCTTTGATGAGGGAACGCCGGTCGATGGCCGTGGCCCGATGGGGGGCCGGGTAGCGGCCGACGATCTCCCAACAGCCCCGCACTTCCCGGGCGATCAACTTGAGCTTGCGGTCCAAGTCGGCTTCGTCGGCCACGGCCCGGTCGGTGTGGATGGCCCCGGCGAAGGTGGCGTCGTGGCGGTGGCCGTTGCCGCCCGGTTCGAAACTGCGGGCCCTCAGCGGCCCTTGCTGGTCCCGCAGGCGCCCCATGACGGTGTCGCCGGCCACGATCGTGTCGAGGGCGGTGGCGAGCAGCGTGAGGCGTTCAGCGGCGATCTGGGCCAGTCGGATGCGCTGGCGGTCGTTCACGTCGTGGCGCCGTCCGCTGTCCTGACAGCATCCACCGCTACCCGGGCGATCTCCCGCCAGTGGCTGCGGGTCTCGCCCCACACGTCCGGCCACATCGGGGCCTCTTCGAACGTGGCCACCGACCGGTAGTACAAGCCTTCGGCGATCAGTTCGGCGAGGCGGTCATCGTCGACGGCGTTCATATCGAGTCCAAGATCTCGTTGAGCAGGTCGGCCTCTTCGTCGGGCATCTCGTCGACCGTCAACCCCATGGCCATCGACTCGACGAGGGACCGCAACAGCCTGATCCGGTCGACGAGGTCCTCCAGTGCGGTGCGTTCGTTCAAGTCCACGGTCAGCTCCTTTGCGAGAGGCGGCCCAACCAGAGGGCCGGCGGGTTCTTCTCGTACGCTTCGGGCACGACCCGGCGCAGCCAGCCGATCTCTTCCGCTTCCACCAGAGCGGCCTGAGCGACCTTCGAGGTTGAGCCGGCGAGTTCGGCGAGTGTGTTGACACCGACCGTTGAACGGGTGTGGCCGAACGCGTGGGTCATGCGCCACGTGAAGTCGTCGACGTCACCGGGCGGGTCGGTGATGTCCTCGCAGCACGTGCGTTTCACTTTGGGCACCACCTGTTTGGGCGGGTAGTCGTCGGGGAACAGCGACTGGCCGCTCATGACGGCCGTTGGATGGGTCGCTGCTGGCGGAGTAGGCGCAGGGCGTCGTCGTGCACCTTCGGCATCTCGACGGCGGGTGCGTCGCAGAGGGCGAGGCCGATGGCTCGCAGCCACAGGGCGTCGGCCTCGTCGTTCTGGTAGCCGTCGTACCCCAAGCGTTTCTGGGCGGCGTTGGTCACCTGGTCTTTGCCGGCCTTGCCGTTGTTGGTGGCGTACTTCTTGAGCGTGCCGGGCGGGCACAGGATGAACGGGACACCGAGGTCGTACAGGGCGGCCCGGACGATGCCCGCCAGCTGCGCCCCCCACCGGTAGGTGTCGTGCGCATCGAACGCCAGCCCTTCGATGACAACGAGGTCGAGGGCGGCGAAGGTGGCTTTGGCGATGTGGTCCCGGATCTCGCAGAGCCGGTCCATGCCGGCGTTCGTCGAGTTGTTGTAGCGGGGCGTGAACACTTCGACGGACCCGTCGGCGTGGGCGATCCCGGTGTTGTTGAGCGACAGGTCGACACCCATCACCTGCGGGCTCATGCGTCGGCCTTAGCAGGGGCCGACTTGGAGACGACCTTGGCTTTGGGTTTCGGTGCCTGCCACCACGACGGCAGCTTCTTCGTGCGACTGCTCGACCGGTTCAAGATGTCGACGGCGGCAGCGGCCACACAGTGGCCTTTGGCGTTGCCCGTCGACCGGCGCAGATGCTCCGCCCGGTTGAGTAGCCCGGCGACGCCGCCGTGGGCGTTGCGTAGCGCTTGGGTGGCGGCCTCGTCGTCGAGCTGACCGTTGTAGCGGTCCACGAGCAGACCCAACCCGTCGATGACGGGCGCCTCGAAGCCTTCGTCGCCGTACGCTTCCCGGATCATCAACAGGGTGCGCCGCAGCGGTCCACCACCGGCCCGGCGGTAGATGCGCAACAGGGTGCCCACGGCTTGGATGGCCCCGGGAATCTTGTCCCGGCTGACCACGAGGTCGAGCGAGCGCACGATCTCGTCGACGGCGACCTCGTCGGACCGGCCGGCGGTGACGCCCACCTTGAACTTGGGGAGCGCCGGCACCAACAGGCTGTCGTTGAGGGATAGGAACTTGTCGGCCTCTTCCTCTTCGGTCAAGCCCTCGTAGACCCAGCACTGGATCGACTGGTCACCCCAGCCGAGTTGCCGCATCGCTTCGACCCGGTGCTGGCCGTCGATGATCCAATACAGGTTGTCTCGCAGGCTGACCGTCAGGTTGCCCAAGTCTTCGGGGTCGAAGTTGACCCGCAGGTGCTCGACCCGGTTCTCGTTGATGTTGCGCTGAGCGAGCGACGAGACTCGCATCAAGTTGAGCGGCACCCACCGCAGGGCGGCCTCTCGTTTGATCCGGCCCTTCGGGGGGGACGTGGACGGTTCGGGTTCGGTCATCGGGTCATCTCCTTGTGCAGGTGTTGCAGGGTTCGGATCGAGTCTTTGAGCGACGCCGCCCACTCGGGGACACGTCCGGGGTCGAGTTCGTCGGTGTCGATGAGCCCGATCGCCATGGCGACGCCTTCGAGCGTCGAGGTCGATTCGGCCATGACCCGGTCGGCGTTGATCGTGCGGCTACCGGTGCGGCCTTCGGGGAGGCGGATGTCGTGGGTCTTCGCCAACCGGCGCACGTGGTCCCCGGAGATGCCCAACATCTGGGCGATCTGGTTGGAGCGGTGCCCAGTGTTCGCCAGCCGGCGGATCTGGTCGAGCCGTTCGGTGAGCGGCATCCACGTGCGTTCGTGGCCCTTACGGGTTTCCCGGCGGTGCGCCACCTGAATGGGGTGCAGGATCTCTTCGAGCAGCTTGCGTTGCAACGAGCCCTGCCGGCGGCCCTCGTTGATGGCCGCATCGAACTGCTCGTCGCTCACCCCGTCGAACATGACGTAGCCCCAGTGCAAGCGGTGCCGGTCGGTGATCTCACGGGACGACCGGCCCGGACCGCTGCGGGTCCGGTTGATCGTCCCGGCGGCTTGCCCGGCCCGTACCAGTTCACCCAGCCGGCGTTCGGCACGCCGCATCGACTCGTCGATGTCGAGGACCGCCAGCGGGGTGGGGCGGTGCTGGTTCGTGGACGGACGGATCTTCGCCAGCAACGTGGACGCCAACGCCACCTGGTCGACGTCGTCGGTTTCGGCCAACCACACCTTCACGTCGTCGAGGCGGGCCGTGCGCCAGTTGGTCAACTGGGAGAAACTCACCGGTCGTCCACCCGCAGCGGTTCGGTGCCCAGCACTTCGCCCTCGGCGACGTCGACGAGCTTGCACGTCTCGTCGTCGTCGACTTCCCACGACCACGCCCCGGCTTCGATCTGCACGAGGGCATCGATCAGCGTGGACGCCTGCTGCGAGTTCAACTCCGCCCGGGACGTGAGACCGGGGATGCCCAACATCTCGCACAGGGTCAACGTGCAACGTCGCCGCCACGCATCGGCTTCGGGTCCCCGACGCTCGCCGGCAGGGAACGCCTTCGCTGAGACGGCCATGACCTTGGCGTGCTGGGCCCCGGTCATGGCACGGCCGGAGACGGGGGGTTTGGCAGTCGAGCGCTGACTGCTAGACGTGCCCCCGTCCCCGACCACATCGCCCGCTGGCTGGCTGGCTGGTTCCGTACCGGGACAGTGGGCGTGGATGAACCGGCTGCCACCGGGCTCCGGGTTCTTCTTGAGCGGCTCCGCCCCGTACGCCTTGCCGCACTTGGAACACACCTGAGCGTCGACCTCGGCGGCCTTGCGGGGTGCTGTCCTCGTCGCCGGGATCGGAGCGGCAGCGTTCGCCCGCTTCTTGGCCGGCGGCTTCGGGGCGTCGAGGGCGGCGAGCTGCGACTCGACGGTCAGGCCCACGGGGGCGTCGAGTTGGGGGACGGCACCCCAGTTGCCGCCGTCCACCTCGATGGGCGCCGCCGTGCCGGCCGCCAGCGACTGCACGCCCGTGATCGACACGTCCAAGTCGATGACAGGCACGATGAAGTCACGTGTCTCCGGCTTGCCCTTCACGATCAGCTTCTGCTGGCGGGCGTCGATTCGCAGACGGGCCGGGACGATCGCCGCCGCACCCGCCAACGCTTCGATCAGGTGGATGGCGCCGGCCAGTTCGACCGCAGCGTTCCAGCCGTGCGACTCCAACCGCCACACCCCCAACCCGGCCACGTCGGGCAACAGCACCGACAGGCGGGACGTGGGTTTGCACGTGCGGTTGTCCGGGTCACAGTCACAGGGGGCTTCGCGGATCTCGTCGTGGACGCCGCTACAGCGCCGGGTGCAGTAGCCCTTCGCCCACTGCTCATAGAACTGCGACCAGCCCAAGTCGGAAGGGTTGGGCGGTAGGGCGATGCGCAACATGGGGGACGTGGTGAACACCTCGTACTGCGTGGACCCGTTGTTGTCCCACTCCTGCGGGGTGCCCCCGTAGATGGCGGCCACCGCTTCGATGACCGCACGGTCAGGGGACGTGAGGCGGAATGTGTCGAGGGCTTTGGGGCGGGACCCGTTGCGGGACGGGACCTGCGAGCCCAACCGGATGCGGCCCACCTCACGGATGCGGCGTTGGATGTCGACGATCACTGGCGCTCCCACTTCGTGACCGAGTAGCGCCCGAAGCCCTGCGAGCGGGATGAACCCACGCCGTTCTGCTCACCCGTCAGCCAGATCATCGCCCACTGGTCTTCGGGGATGTCGTAGTCAGAATCGACGGTGAAGTCGATGACGGCGTTCTCGACGTACTCTTCGCACTGGATCGCTGAGCGCTTACCTTGGGGCGTGTTGACGTGCACGAACCGCTGGCTGATCCCGGTGGGCTCGGTGACGCCGAGGAACAACCGGTCCTCACGGATGAACACGTGCTCGGGCCACCAGTTGCGCACGCCCTTGAGGAACGACTTGCTGTCCGGCTTGCCCCACACGTTCTTCGCCGACAGGTGCCCGGCGTTCACGGCGATGGAGACGGCTTCCTTCATGGCCGCCTTGAGGCACCGGCCTTCCCAGTACAGGCCCCGCTCGGGGTCACGCTTGAACCCGTTGATGTGCTTGGACTCGTCGACGATGGCGACGGCTTCGTCGGTGGTGACACGCCGCTCAATCATCACCTCCATGACGAGGTCACGGATCAGGTCGTCCTTGTCGGCGAGCTTCGTTTTCAGCCAGCCTTCGGCGACCTTGGGGTCGGAGGGGATGCCCCCGGCGATGCACTCAACGGTGATTTGGCCGGACCAGGTGTAGGGGTAGGCACGGTGACGGTAGGACTCGAAGACAGAGAGAACACCCATGGTGGGTTCCTTTCGGGGGTGGATTTGGTTCGGGGGGCATTGGTTTGTCGGAATGGCCCGGCGGGTGAAGGAACGGCCCGGGTTGGCTAGTCGGCCCGGTTTGAGATGGCCTGGTTAGGACCGTCGGGGAGACCTGAAGAGGATCGAGCTGAGCGAGACCCGGGCTGTCGGCGAGGCGCGGGGCGTAGTGGACGCGGGTGGCGTGGGTGAGACGTAGTCGGTCGGGGCGAGGCAAGCGCCGGGTGAGGCGGGGGCGTCGTCATGGGCGGGAACGTCTGGCGTGGGAATGGGAAGTCGATGAGGAGGGGGGGTCGTGTAGTCCCGGCAGGTCGTTTCGGTCCGGCCAGCGCAGGCGGGGGAAGTCATCCCGCTTCGTCGGTTCTGCTCACGAACGTGACCCGTAGCTCGGTCAGTTCGTCGGGGCCGAACACCTCATCGGTGCGGCGATCCCCAACGCGTTTGGCGATGGCCCGATGGAACGCGGCTTCCATGAGCGCCCGGCGGCCCGTCTTCGTGTACTGGTCGGCCACGAACAGATGGTCCTTCCCGGTCATCTCACCGAGGCGGCGCCACATGTTGTCGTGGTCGATCACGAATCGTTGGGAGAACACATCCACCGATTCGGCGTCGGCCGGGTCGAACTGGTCGGTTGCGTCACGAAACCGACCGCGGCGCCCTCGGGCCTTCTGCCGATCACCGAGCAGCATGCGCCGCAGGTTGTTGGTGACGACGTCGAGGGCGTGGGCGTGTGTCCACTCGGCCAGCTCGCCGGGGTACTGGGCGTGCATGGCGTCGAGGAAGTTCTGGGCTTCGATCGTCACGATGAACTCGGATGGCAGCGTGGCCTTGTGTTTGGCGAGCAGGTCATCAATGAGCATGGGATCTCGCTTCGGGGCTGGCCCCGGGATGGGGTGGTCAGTCGGGTTAGGGTGGTGTTTGGGAGCGAACCGGGTTGTCGGGGCGGGGCGGCTCGGGAGAGGTAGACGGGGACGTGACTTGTCATTCGCTTGGCAAACCGGCAAATGGGTCGTCGACCACGAACGCCTTCGGGGGGATCAGCGCCGGCCCGAAGACATCCTTCGAGACGTCGTTGACCCACCGGGCGCACTCGATCGTGTGGAGAAAGAACTCGAAGACCTCGGCGTCGACCCGCGCCGGATGCAAGGCGTACCGGTCCGGGAACAGCATGAGCACCAGGCCCATGTCGACCGGGGGGACGGGCACACCCAACGCCCGCTCCGTGTTCGACAGCAGGTAGTACCGGCGCTTGTAGACCTCGGACTGGCGGGCCCGCCACACGGCCGCCAACTCGGCGTTCGCGTAGGCGCTCATCTGCAACGCGGCCTCCGGGTAAGGCACCTTCGGCTTGCCCTGCCCGTCGACGCTCTCCCTGCTCGTCTTGATGTCGAGGATGAACGACTGGTCACCGATCCGCACAAAGGCATCGGCCGTGCCGGCATACCCATACGTCGGGTTGAACACCGTCACCTCGGCAGCGATGTACTGCGGCTCGAAGTCCCGCAGGAACTGGTTGAACTGGTGGAGGAAGGGCCGCAGCTCCTGGTCGGCGGCCACGTCCGGCGGGTACGCGCCGTGCAACACCTTCTGCTCGGCGGCGTGATGCACGGCCGTGCCCAGCTCGGTGGCCGACCGTTCGCCCCGGCCCCGGCGGAACCGGGCGCCCTTCAGGTAGTTGATCGCTTCGTCCCGGCCGTCCGAGTCGAGGATCGAGGACCACACGGAGACCTTGTCAACAGCCGCCTTCGCCGTCTCCAGCGCCGCCCAGTAGACGAGTGCCGGCTTGTCGAGTGCGCCGATCAGCGTGGTGACCGACCACAGGCGCAGGTCGTCGGTGTCGGGTCTGACCAGCTTGGGTTCCTCGCCCAGCAACGGCAGCGTGGGCGCGGGGGGATCATCGGTCACGGACATCTCCTGTCGCATCGTGTGGTGGGCCGTGCCCGATGGTCCCGGCCTGCGACAGCGGGGCCGCAGCTGGGTGCACAGCAGGGCCCCGAACGGGACCACCGGGCACGACGACAGGGGCGGCCGGTCCCCGGTGGAGACGCAGAACCGACCGGTCGACCGAGCGATGATCGACCCCCTGAGACCTACCGGTACATGCCCGCGTTCCATCACTGTGTGTGACGGGCGTTCGCTCTGGTCATGACACCGTTAATCGAGGTGGGGACGGCCATCTATATCGCTACCGGCGGTGCCGGTGGCGGCTCGTCATTGAGGCCGGTGGCCTTGTCCCCTGTGCGTTAGCGCCTTACCGACAGGCACCGATGAGCACGTAGGCACTACACCATGAGTCACGCCGCTAGCGCAATACCCAGATTGGCTTCAGGTTCAGATGGCGCATTTCCTCGATAAACTACATGGGTGTGGTTAGAGGATTCGGTGATATGGGTTAGTGCATGAACTCCGACCACGAACACGCAGAGAGCCGGGCCCCTAGAGGAAACCCGGCTCCTGTCACCGATAGTGAGATAGAGGCGTTGATGGCCCGCCACGGGACCCGGGAACGAGCCCGGGACCCTGAGGTACAGGCTCACCTGCTCGAAGGGCTCAGGCGGCGGCGCCAGGCACGGGGAACCCCTTCTCGAACGAGAGCCGCTCCGGCACAGGCACCTTCGCCCGACCCACCGCCGTCACCGTGACGTGACCCAACAGGTCGAGCGCCATGAACCGGCGGTCGCCTGCGTCGAGGTCGTCCCACTCGTCGGCCAGCGTCTTACCGGGGGCGAGGATGGACCGCTGCTGAGCGGCCGGCATGTCGGCGATGACCTTGGCACGGTGCTCCAGCAGCCCGGCCCGTGCCCCGTTGCGCTCGACCGGCAGCAGGTAGTCGGGGTGGTCGGTCGGCAGCTTGACCCGGCGGGACAGGTCGCCCAGCTCAGCGTCGATGGCCTCCAACTGGTCGGCCAGTGCGATCTCGTCGTCGGTGACGTCGGGCGTCTCGACGCCCACGACCTCGGACCCGGCCAAGCGCAGCACCCGGCCGACGGCGTCCTCCACCTGGTCGGCGTCGATGCTCACGAACGGCTTCGAGGTGGGCCGGTAGATGCGCCGGTCGATGCCGTTGGAACCCCGGGTGACCGAACCCACGAGGGGGCGACCGTCTTCGGTGACCAGCACCGTGGAGAGCCAGTAGTTGGTGCCAGGCGAACGCTGGCGCCGGCTGTCGTCGCTCAGGGTCTCTTCGATGGCCTCCCAGCGGTGGGCGGGGACGATGGCCTTCCAGTTGCCTTTGCCGGTGACGGACTGGCGCCACACCTTGCCTTTCTTGGCCCGGGGGGTGTGGCCTCGCAGGCCGGCGATGGCGGGCGACATGACCATGCGGCGGATGTCGTCGGGCTTCCACTCGGTGCCGCTGCGCTTGGGGATGCCCCGGTAGTTGAGCGCTCGGGCGATGGAGACCATGGAGTCGCCGGCCTCGATGGAGGTGACGACCTCCCGCACGATGCGGGCCTCAGGCTCGTTGATCACGTAGGTGTGGCCGCACTTGGCCCCGCCGGGGTTGGGCATGCGGGTGTAGCCGTAGGGGGCGGGCCCGGGGGGAGCGAACCCCTTGGCGGCCTCTTCGGCGTTGCGGTCCTTCAGGCGCTCGCTGGTCTTATCGGACGAGTGCTGCGCGACGGCGGCGAGCATGCGGGCGTGCATGCGGCCGTCGGCGGTGGCGAGGTCCAAGTCGCCGGAGCGCACCCCGACGATCGGCACGAACGAGCCGTTGACCTCCGTCATGGTGATGATGTCTTCCAAGAGGCGCACCCGGCGGTAGAGGCGGTCGGTGGCGTAGCAGACCACGAGGTCGAGGTTGCCGGCTTGCACGTCGGCCATGAGCCGCTCGTAGTCGGGGCGGCGGGCGCCGGACCACGCCGAGATGTTGTTGTCGCTGTAGACGGTGATGGTGTGGTCGCCCGGGTAGCGCTGGGCGATCATCTCGCGGCACAGGGCCTCTTGGCGGTTCACGCCGGCCATGGACTGCGTGTCGTCTTTGCTGATCCGCACGTAGATGGCGATGCGCAGGCCACGCACGCCGAGGTGGGGCAGGACGGACGTGTTCAGGTCGGGGGTGGGGGTGAGATGGATTCGGGTCATGTCAGAGAGTGTACCCGACTGAAGTTCCGAGGAACAACAGTCGCTTGCACTCTCTGCGTGAACGGCCATTTCAAGGGGTTCTGACCACCAACACCCCTCGCCCGCTCCGAGCGGAAACGTACTAGACCGCCGGACGTTTACGCCAATAATCCTTCCGGGGAGCCCCCTGCGGCTTCCCCCTCCCGGGTGCTGCCACGCCCGGTGACCACACAGTCAGCGCACGGGCAAGCACCCGCAACTACCCTCGGCCCTGTCCCCACGCCCGAAACGAGGGAGCCCCCAATGCCCGACACCAACCTTCCCGACCCGCTATTCCTCTCCGACACCGCTTCGATCGCCTGGCACCTCGAAGGCGACATCCCCAGCGTCGAGCTGTGGATGGGTGAGGGGGATTGCATCGTGTTGGCCCACGACCAGATCGGGGAGGTGGCCACGACCATCACCGACGACGGGGACGTGGTCTGTGAAGTGGTGGGCGGGCAGGACTTCATGGCCATGGCCGCCCAGTTGCTGAAACTGCGGGGCTACGCCGATGACTGGTGGTCGAACGAGGACGGCACCACCGAGTACGTCCGCATCGGCCCGTGGCTGTTGACGGTCGCCGACCGCCACGAGTCCCCGATCCACATGGTGTTCCCGTCGGACGACGAGGCCCAACGGAACCTTGAGTCGTGGGTGCGAGCCTTGGGGGGTCATCTCCGATGAACCGGATCAGCGAGCTGTCGGTGTCGTGCGTGTTGTGCAACGAGCCGACCGACCAGGCGCACCCGATCCACAGGGTGTGTGGAATCCGCTCCGCGCTCGGGGGGATCGGCCACCTGCTCGATCACCGGTACTGGTGCGTGATCCACCAGGAACCGGACGCCGGCCTGTCGTGGACGGCTTCTGCTCGCTGTGTGGATGCCCTGGTGAACTACTTCGGCATCCAAGCGGTGGTGGAGGACTCGTTCCCCCGGACGTCGCTTGAGGACGTGTGTGGGTGGGCGGGAGTGTCGGTCTAGGCCCGAGGCACCGGGGTGGTAGCGGGGGACGTCGTCGGCCCTCGCACCACCCGGCCTCAGTAGGTTCGGCGCATCAACCACACGCCCCCGATGATGATCGCCACGACCATCACCGTCTGGGCGACCAGCACCCAATCAATAGGTTTGGGGCGGCGGTCAGCCATCGGTCTCGTCGCCTTCGGTTTCGTCGAGTAGCCGCTTGGCGGCCTCGGCGTGGACAGCCCAGTCTTCGTCGGCGATGCGTCGGGCGGTGATGACGCTGTAGGCGATCCACCCCCCACCGATGGCTAGGGCGATGACGAGAGCGGGCCATGCCCACGGGGCGGCGCTGCCGGCGACCCAACCCAATGCGAGCCCGATGGTGAAGGTCGTCAGGTAGAGGACGACTTGGGTGTGGGTGGTCATGCCGGTACGGGTTCCCGGCCGTCGCCGTGGATGGGGCAGTGTTCGTCTATCCACCAGCCACCCGTCCACGGCAGGTGTTTGCCGTGGTTGTTGTCGAGGATGGGGCACAGGCATCCGAGCAGGCGGGCCTCGTCGGAGCCGGGGTTGGGTTTGTCGCTGGCGGGATAGCTCACGAGGCGGCTCCGTTCTCTGCGGGGTACCGGATGGTGGAGGCGGCGAGGATTTCCATCAACCGGTCCCGTTCGGCCCGCACGTTGGCCAGTTCTTCGGTGAGCACGTTGACCCGGGCCCGGAGCGCCACGAGTTCGGTGTGGTCGACGGGCGGCGGGGTGTTCCCGGCCAAGCTGACCAACGCCCGGGTGATGGACCGTTGCGCTTCGAGCACGAGGCCGTACGGGCCCGGGTTGTCGGACACGACGATGACCTCGGGGAATGACGAGATGTCGGCGGTGTCGATCATGTCGGGTGCCATGTTTGGGGCGTCAATGTCGTCCCAGCCTTCTTGAAGGTCGCCTTGTTCGACGTGCTCGACGGCGTCGATGGGCCGGCTCACGTCGACAGGGTTGGCTACCGGTTCGGTCGAGTCCCCCAACGTCTTCTTGACCTTGACGGGTTTGGGGGGCATCTCTTCGTCTTCGAGCAGCAGGCGGATCTCGAATGACCGAGTGCCGTTCTTCTCCCGTTCGATCGCTTCGGTGCCGTAGGTGTCCAGCTCCAGTGACGCCAACAGACTGGAGATGCCACCGCTCGCACTCTTCGATGACGCCTGGTAGCGGGGGTGGATGAAGTAGCCCAGCTCGACGGCACGGTCGCGTAGGGCGGTGCCGACCCGGCCGTTCTCGCTGCGGATGGTGCCGCCCTCGTGGTGTAGCGCCCAGAGCAGGGCGGAGATGGTGGTGCGTACGGGTTCGGTCACGTACGCGCCGAACTGCCAGGGGGTGATCGTTTTAGTGGGCATTCGGGGTCCCTTCGGGGGTGGTGGGGTATCGGGTGGGCGCTGCCACGACAGGGCAGGGCCGGGCGCATGGGTTCGTAGCGCATGGTTTCGGGTCCATTGACCCGGACATTACCGTGCCTGAAGTCAGTCTGCGATCGATCTCGCCACGTCGTGGTGCACGTGTGTTCGTGCCGCATCGACCCGGGCGTTCACTCGCTGCCGGCAGCCGTCGATGATGCCCTCGATGGTGGGTGCGTCACAGAGCCGGTTCAGCTCGGCGACATGTCGCTGTAGGCCCTTGCCTTGGGCTAGTTTGAGCGCGTCGTGGCATGTCATGGATTCGGGTCCGTGATCACGACAGACGGCCCTCCCACGGGAGGGCCGTCTTCCATTTGGTCACACGATCAACCACGCGACAGCGACGAGCGCGAGCCCGATGGGCACGAGCGCCCCCCGGGTCGGGTCGACGACGCTGCGCCCGCCGTCGGCGGCCGCCCGCACGGTGAGCTTGAGCACGGCGGCGATCACGAACACGACCGCCGCGATGAGCAGCAGCCATTCGCTGGTCTCGGGGTAACTGCCGATGAGAGCAAGCATGGTGGTCTCCATGGGGTCAGGTGGGTGGGGGGTCGGACCGCTTAGCGCAGTCCCATGTCTTCGACGAACAGCCACGTCGGGTTGTTGACGCTGGCGGCGATCGTGAAGGTCGCGGCGCCGGCTATCTCCCGGGCGTTGTATTCGATGGCGTGCAAGCCCGTGGTGGGGAACCAGAGCGTCGAGAAGGAAGTGACACCTACGTTCGCCCCGTTGCCGACTATGTCGAGGGCGTTGCCGATCGGGGTGCCGTCAGCCATCAGCTCAATCCACCAGCGGTCGGCGCCGCCGGTACCGCTCGACAGTGTTGCCTGCGCGGCGACCAGCCACACCCGATAGGCACGGGTTGCGTCAGTCGCCACGTTGAACGGCAGGTTTCCCCCGGTGGTCGAAGTGAACACGGCGTTGGCGGTGCTTGAGTTGCGGGCTAGTAGCCCTTTCGGCACCTGCTGAGTCCATCCGACGTCATAGTCAGCCGACGACACTTTGGCGAGCACCGATCCGGCCGCGCCCCCGGCAGGTAGGACGACCGGGCCGGCGGGACCTTGCTGCGATGCGGTCTCCCACGCCGACCCGGTCCATATCTTCATCGAGCCCATGTCACGCCCTCGTGATCCGCATGTAGGCGGGTGCGTTGGTGCCACTTGAGGTTCCGAGCCCGGCGTCGACTTTGCCGGTGCCGGCCCCCGTCAACCAACCCCGCATCTGATAGTTGTGCGAGCCGGCGGTGGGAGTGAGGCGCCGACGAGCGAGCACCCCGGCCGAACCCATCGATCCGCTCGCCCCGCCCGGCCCCACCTCCCAGTGTTGGCTGAGGTCGGTCGAGCCGTCCCACAGTTCACCGACGACCCACTGGCCGCTCGGGACCTCGATGTACTCGGAGAAGAACTCGATCATGATCGGCGTGCCGTCATAGTTGCGGGTCCCGCTGTTGATCACGAGTTGGGCGGCGGCGGCCGTGGTGGCGGTGATGGTAACGGTGGCGGTGATCTGCGTGTAGGCCAACTCTTCGCCGACGTTCTTCGCTTGCCACGTGCCGGGCGAGCCGGCGGTGACGCAGAGCCATAGCACGGTGTTCGAGTCCAACCACTGGTCGCCTCTGGCCCACGTGCCGGTGGCGGGTGGCCCGGCGGTGGTGGTGCTGTTCCCGATGGCAGGCACGGCGAGCCCGCTGCGGGCCGATGCCGGGGCGGTGGCCCCGGT